GGCTGTTGTTGTTTCAAGTGGATCTATTACAGAAACTAATTCAGGTGCTATTGCTACAAGTGTAGCTAAAATTAGTCAAGGCTACGACGCTACTATTGTAAGCGGCGGTTCAGGTCTTCAACAAAATCTCGTATATGGTCTTGATGCGAATACTGGTGATTTAGACGCAATTAAAGTAAATGCTAATGGTAATTTACTTGTAAATGTAGATGAACGAACCAAAGAAACAACCACAGGTCAATTATGGACGGCTCAAAGTATAGGGGCTGGTGCTTCGGCTCAAACTGCTTCTATTGATATGCAAAACCATAGACACGTAAGCGTATATGGGGACACAACAAGCACATTAGGGGACAATCTTTCAATAGAGTTCTCTGACGATAATACAAACTGGTATAAAAGCGATCAATCATTTATTTATCCTGATATGACGACTGGTGTTTTCGCTCACACTATAACAGAAGTTATTGTCGTAAGATATATTAGATTTAGTACAACTAATACCGACGTTTCGGCTCATACATACAATCTTAAATATTCAATTATAAACAATTAAAATACTTTTTAGAAACCAAGATTTTAATTATTTTATTTTTTATTTTAAAAAAAATAATATAGTAATTTATATTATAAAAGAATGACTGATAAAATCGTAAACTCTCAAAACTCCTCGTATGTAAGTTTAAGACCTACAACCCAAACAACATTTACCGAAAACGGACAAATGATTTTTGAACTTGATGAAAGTTTAGGATACATTAAAGGGCGTGATTCTTATTTATGTCTTGACGTAAAAAATACTACCTCTGATTTTTCAAGGTGGACTTTTCCACAAGGCGTAGGTGCTTCGGCTATGCTTAAACGTGTAGAAATATATAGCAAATCCACAGGTCAATTATTAGAAACACTTGATAATTATAATATGTGGTGTGGTCTTGAAAACCAATATTCTCGTGATGATTTTTCTTCTCAACAAAGAGATCAAGGCGTAGGAGCTAAACACTACCAATATGAAAATGGTTACACAACTGGCGGTAATGAGTTTAGACAATTGCTTCAATTACACCCAAGTGAAATCGCTAATAGTTTAGTTAGTCCAGTAGAACAAGGAGGCAAAACACCAAAATATTTCGCTCGTAGATTTTGTGTTCCAATTAAATCAGGTGTATTTAGTCGCTGGTGGAATGAAGAAAAACTTTGCCCTGTTCTTAACTTCGGCGGTCTTCGCATGGTTTTCACTTTTGCCCCTAATGAAGAAGTATGCAAACGTTTAGGATTCAAACCTGAACTTCCAGCAGACAGCAAACCAGGCGTAGCTCGTTCATTAGTTTCAGTCGGTATTAAATGTAAAGACCAAGGAGCTCCTGGTTCAACAATAGACACAGACGAAGCCGAAGAAGATGGATATATCGCCAAAGTTGAAGATTGTGGTTTAGTTGTAGGTCAAAAAATAAGAGTAGAACATACTGCTCCTGGAACTTATGAAGACGTAACAATCACAGATTTAGCCATGAGTGGAACACCAGGTTCTTTAACGATTACTTTTACCCCAGCTACTACTGGGGCTTTAACTGGTGATTTAAAAGTTTTTGCAGATACTCGTGTCGCTCCTTCTTATCAAGTAGAAAATGCTGAACTCCGTGTTTTACAAATGGTAGTTCCAAAAGAAGGTATGGATAAATTAAGTAAACCTATGACGTATGAGTTTATGAGCTACGACCAATTCTTTAATACACTTCCAACAGGAGTTAAACGCCACCAAGTTCCAATACCTTCGGTTGCCTCAAAAGCCAAAGCAGTATTTAGTCATTTCGTAGGAGCTAATAATGAAAGTACACAAGACGACAAAACATATTATTCAGGATTGAGTCCACAAGAATTAAATTGCAATTCTTTACAACTTTTCGTTAATAATAAATTATATCCACTTCAAGCTATTAACCCAAGTAAAAACCATGATAAACCACTTATGCTTAATGAATTAGTTAAGGCTTTCGGTGCTTGTAATAAACTTCACCAAAATCTCGGTTCTAATGAAAAGGGACAATTAAACAACTATTCAAATACTTTCTTATATGCTCGTGAATTAGCTCGTGGTTCTTTCGTGTATGATCTTCAAAATGCCGAGCCCGAAGTTCGTATGGCTTTCCATAATACAAGAGCTCACATTACAAGAATTAATACTTTCGTATTTAGTAATAAACAAATCCAAACTTCTCCTAATGGTTTAGTTGTTGAACTTTAAATAAACTTTTAATCAAAAAATAATCATTTTTTTTATTTATTTTAAAAAAAATAATATAGTATTTTATATTATAAAACATGCCTATCGGAAAACGCCATTTTCTTATCAAACCTTCAAACAATACTACCGACGGATTTTCTCATAGTAAAGGAAACCCTGTTATTAAGTTTTCTATTCCAGCCCAAGACCTTTTACTAGAAACTTCAAGCTTACATTTAACAGGTCGTATTCAGTTTAGAGATACTGCTGGTAATTTATTTTCTCTTGCTGGAAATATTGGAACAATTTCAGACAACGACGGCAGTGCAATCGCTCAACCAAGCCCAGTAAAACAAAATCTTAATAATTTAGGCGGAGTTCATAACTGCGTGGATAAAGTTGTTGTAAAATCTAAAAAATCCTCTACTGAATTAGTTAATGATAGTAATTACGCACAATACAGAGCAGTACAAGAAGCATATAGCTATAATCTTGACGATTACAAACGTTCACCATTAAACCGCAATCTTTCATGTGGTAATAACTGCGATCTCCTTAATCGTAGAATTGTAAATCAATATACAGACGGCGGAGCTAGAACTGAACGTGTAGGTCAAGAGTTTTCCATTAAACTTAACATACCATTTCTCGGTCGCCAACCTCTTCATTTAGGAGAAGACCATTTAGGGGGTCTTATGATTACTTTATATCTTGCTCCTGATAGTAATGTATTTTTTAGCAGAAACAGACACCTTCTTTTTAATGCTGGGGAAAATGGAATAAATAACTCTTACTATGTTCTTAAAGATTTAAGATTAACTGGTAAATATATCGTGCCTGATGCAGCCGACCTTAAAGCATACAATCCTGATGTTGCTTTTAAAAACAGAGTAAACCTTATTAACGATTTAGTTTCTTCTGTAAACTCTAACGGCTACACTCCACAAGTCCAATTTGTTCGTAGTGTTTCAAACCAATTTCAACGTGGCGACGCTATAAATAATTATACTCTTAACTCTAATAACTTTCCACAAGTCGTAGGATTACAAAGAACAATCCAAAGCAAGAATGGGTTAAGATTTCCTTATGAGTTTCCAGTTGAAGTTAAACCTAATTGTAAATCAGCAGATCAAACAGGAGCAGAAATTATTCCTGGTTCATTAGAACACCCAGCATTAGGATTAGGAGATACAGAAGTGCGTATTCAATATACACGCTCTTTATTAGGAAAAAATGAAGCTCATCATGCTTCAAACTCCTTAAAAGAAACTAACGATGTAACAAGAGAAGAATACGCCGTCGCTGGTGCTGGAACAGATACAGGAAACAATTGCTTCGTAGCTGTGACTGGAATAGGGGCAGATTACCAAATGGGAGTTATGGGAACACAAAATTACGTCAATCAAGATTACGCTCTTGAAGTCGTAAGCGGTGTAAATAGTGGTAAAACAAATCTTCCAACAGATACACGCAGTCAAACATTACTCCAACAAACATTCGTTAATGATCTTGAAGTTATTAATACGAAAACGCTTGTTAAATCATTTTAAAATAATTTTAGCAAGAAAAATAAAAAATATTTTATAATTTTGTAATAAAGTTTTTAATAAAAGTTTATTATATGAATATTATATAAAATGCAGAACAATATTGTTTATTTAGATTTAAATAGGGAGTTTGCTACAATTAAAGACGATGTCTATAATAATAAATGGTCTAATGAAATAGGTGAGCTGAAAATACCAAAAGGCTCTACTATTGAAATACAAAACGCTTTAATTAATTTACAAGGTATAGAAGGGGGTTCTATTGAAATACGAGAAGACCAAGCACTCACTTTAAATTATTCTCCATATCTTTCTCATTCTGATTTTCTTTCACAAAAATACGATTTTAAGGATACAACTATTTTTACAAGTGCAATTGACCCTTTTTTAGAATTAACACAAGGAGATTTAAAAGGCGTATATGTAGACTGGTTCACATCAGCAAATATAGAAAAATTATATTCTGCTTCTATGTCTACGATTATGAATCATAACGTAGATTTATTTTATGATAGTGGAGCCACGGACAACGTACAAAAACCATTTAAAGATTGGCTATTAAACTCGGGTAAAAATTGCGGATATATGGGTGGAACAGAAATACCTTTATTTCCTGTAATGGTAAATGCTAATGGATATTTAGAACCAGTTGTAAAACAAGCAGAGGTGAATATACCGAAAGGCGTTTATGGTATTTCACAGCTTTCTAATTTTATAACGCATCAATTACAAAATACAGCTTATCAATTCGGCACAGCAAATCGTTTTAAATCTTCCGCAGAAAAAGGAACAGCAGAAGGCATATATACAGGAAATATTACATCGCAACTTTTAGATTATGCGAAACCATGGAACTACGAATATAATGTGAACGCTTCATCTTATACTACATTAGGAAGTATAGTAGAAGCATTCATCACTCACGACATAAACGGATTAGGTACATTAACAAGAGGGGGGAATTATTTATATATTTTACCGCAACAATTTAAAATATTATTAAACAACTACGCAAACGGACAAACAAACGTACCCGAGTTTGAGGCTACAACCTTTTTTGCGTCAGGAGCAAACTTTTACGCAAGTATTAAAGCCCCCTACCCTATGATGGAAACATATATTCCTTCTAATTCACACAACGGACTATATTACACGAATAGATCAACAACAATAAGCGATAATGGAAACTTCGGTATTACTGCTCCAAACGATTATTTTGCCTGGCATCCTATTCGTCAATATCCAATCGGTTCAGCAAATGCAGAGTTTCAATACAATTCAACAGCCGCAGGATTTTCATTCACATATCTTCATACTTCAAGACAAGACCCTTCGCATGATTGTTTAGGCAATAAAAACACAAACGCAGGTGAAAACGTTTCAACATATAGACAAGCAGGCATTTTAGAAACACTTATATTTTTTAGTTCAAGTGTTATAACTGCCGAACAAACACAACGTATAAGAAGTACAATGAACGTTCCAAGACAAAGAACAACTGGCGTTTGTGTATTTAACTGGGATTTAAATGCTTGTTTAAATGACCCTAAATCAAACGTAGTCTTTAAAAATACACCAGGATTTAATAAATATAGATCATTTGAAAGTTTTTATGGAGATAGTAGAATAGAACTCGCAAAAGAGAACTGGAAAAAAACATTTTGGTACAGATTAGGTTTTGAATACGGACAGCTAAACGAATATGAAGAAGTTGCCTGTTTTGATAGTATAAATATAGCATTACCAGGAACAACAACCAATAACGATATTGACGCTTCTATATATCCTTCAATCGCAAATCAATATTGTCCTTCACAATCTTCAACCACAACTGATTTTGTTAATAGTGGTATACCTTATGCCTTAAATGAAGAATTAAAAGTTTATGATCTTTATACCTCTGCAAAAACAATATTAGCACCAGGCACAGATACTTATAAATCATGGAAGAATATATTTTATGTATTAACGCAATCCTATTCTGTAAAAACTGGAAGTTTAGAAATAACCGCAAACAAACTACCAGTTTTATCAGACGAAGGCTATTTAATTATAACAAGTGATATAGTGCCTGGTTTAAATGACGTATTGAAAAATAAAAGCAATATACCATTATTAGGCGTTGTTCCAAAATCTAATTTAAGTAATCAAGATTTTATTAATTCTATTCAAGAAATTACACACGTAACAACACAAGATCAAGTTGTAAATAATATAGGTATTGAAGTTTTAAATCCTGATTTAACAGCTCCATTTTTAAATGAGAACTCAACTATTATATTAAAAATAACTTTAAACTTACAAGAAGAAGAACAAGAAGAACAACAAACAAAGAAAGGAGAGAAAAAAGAAAATAGCAAGAAATAATATAGAATGGCCTATCATAGCACAAAAAACCAAATGATTAAAACAAAAGGTAAAGCAACCACACGTAAACCAAAAGGATTAACAGACGCACAAAAGAAACAATTAAAAGAAGCAGAAAAAACACACACAAAAAAACATATTGATTTAATGAAAAAGTTAATGAAAGGTGGAATGAGTTTTAGTAAAGCTCATAATGAAGCATTAAAAAAAGTAGGTAAATAATATAGAAATGAAAAACGAAAAACAGAAAAGATATTTTCCAGTTAAGTACAATAAAAAATATATTGACGCACTCAATAAAGAAAGAGATCCTGATATGCAAATTAAGGATATGAAAAAAGGAAAAGATAAATCCACAAATCACGTTTTTATTATTAAGAAGAAATAATCTTTAATTATATTTTTATTTTAAAAAAAATAATATAGTAATTTATATTATAAAAGAATGGAAACTTTAAAATCACTTTACGATTACGAAACCCAAGATGCCCCTATGCTTTTAGATATTCGTTCTGATAAAGTATTGCCTTTATCAAGCGGAAACAATAAGCACATTTTTAGATTAGAGCCAACTGGTTATTTAGATAAAAACTCTATGCTTATGTTTAAATTGAAATCTAATGTTGCCGATACTCTCCGCATGAATGTTCTTAATGGTGGTTTAGGAGCTATTAAAAGAGTTCAACTCGCAGTTGGCGATTACATTTTAAACGACGTTGAAGGCGTAAGTGAATGGGCGACGTTACATAATTTTATGGAAGTTTCAAGATCCGCACAAAACGCAAGTTTATCTCAATATTTAGGAAATCAATTATATACAAAAGTAGCAACTGGTAAAGTAGACGACGCAGGTGGCGTACAACAACAAAGCAAAGGAGAGATTATCCCTGACTCTGAAAGGGCTGGTCTTGCTGTCGGCGGCTCTGCAAATGCTTCTCTTACTGACGGAGCATATGATAGTAAGGTTGCCGTAGTCAATTCATTAAAGATTTCTCAAACTTCAAGCGAAAATCATCAGGTAGGTATTCCTCTCGGTATGATTATTCCAGCCCTTAAAAATCGTAGAATACCATTATTCTTATTTACAGAATATCGTATTTACATTACAATAGAGTTTAATGACGCTTCGCAATTCGTTAATAATTTAGCAAAAACGAATTATGCTGGTAATGAAACTCTCCAAGCCGCAAGTGGCGACGTTTCTTTTGAAGACGTTAAATTGCAAGTGGATTATATTATTGAACCTGCTGAACTCATGGAAAAAATGAGAAATAAAATAAATAATGCTGGTGGTTTAGTTTTAGATTTCTATGACGTTGTAAGAGTAGAAACTCAATTAGAAGCTGGAACAAATGGAGCAGTTCAACGTAAAGAGTTTAAACTCGGTCAAAATAATAGAGAAGTTCATAAGATTTACATGACGAGAAAGTTTACAGATAAAACTGGATTCGGTCGCAATCTTTCATTATTAAACGAACAACGCATAGACGGAGTTAATACAGAATCTATTAACTGGTATATTAATGGTAAGGATTTATACCCCGAACAAGAAGTTAATAGCAACGCTATTCTTTATGACGAAGTCAATTCGGCATTAGATCGTGATTTAGATGTAGAGCGTCCTATGTTTATGAACGCTCTTGATACTCAATTTGCGGCTATGACTTCACCAAATAATCCATTTAACGGCACATATAAACCTCTTGCAGTTGATTTAAGAAATGGAAATCCTGGTATTCTCGGTGCTGGTACATTAATCGGCAACTATCCTATTGTCTGCAAATATTCTCGCATTCCAACCCAAGCCGTAGCTCGTGCGACTGGCCCTCCTGCTGTTCCTGGTTTCAGAAAGGATTTAGGTGCTATGGACGTAAACTTCTATGTTATGGCTTCTCGTCGTGCTGTTATTAAACAAGGAGTAAAAGGCAACGACGTTCAAGTAACTTATTAAGAAAATTACACAGAAGTTAAAAAATAAGTATTTTAATATTTGCCTAAATTAAAATGGCTGTTGTTCCACATGAATTAAATGATATGGAATTAACTAAAAAAGAATTAATGCTAATCGGTATTTTTCAATTAGTATTAATGGCTTATGGATATATTTATTCAGGATACGATACTTCTATTCCTTGAAGTTCTTTTAATTTATCCATCTTTTTACGGATATTATCTCTCCATCTTTTATTTTTTTCTCTATGATAATCTTTATTGTTTACATAATTAAGCCGTGCTTTTTCTTTGCGTTTTTCAATATTCTCTTGTACTCTTGCTTTTTCTTCATCGTTCATGTCTTCGGTAATAACATAATTTCTTTTATAATAATTCTTTGAAGCTTTAACATTATTTTTCTTTTTACGTTCTAACATTTCCTTAATACGGAGGAGTTCTTGCAATTCTTCGGCAGATACTTCTTTATTCATTCTGTTCGTAGTCATTATATAATATGTAAAGATATTTTTTTAAGTTGTTTTTTAAATTAATATTTAATTTCTTTAAGTCTTTTTTTTATAATATCTAAAAAATTAGGGTTGCAATCTATCAATATGCATTTTTTATTTTGTTCCATACAAGGAATAGCTGTTGTGCCTGAACCTGCGAAAGGATCTAATACTATTCCATCATTAGGACAAAATGCTTTTATAATTCTGCGTGGTAATTCAGTAGGAAAAACTGCGAAATGACTTTCTTTACATGGTTCAGTAGGAATAATTAAAATATCGTTAGGTGTTTTACCATTAGGATTATTTCTAACATTTTGTAAAACATAATGCTCCTCTGTGAGTATTTTATCGTATTTTGTTTCAGTAATATTAAGTAGTTCTTTTAATTTAAACCATTCATTAGGTTTAGGTAGAGTTCTTGAATGATCTAATCTAATATAATGAGAGAATGTATCTTTATAATTGAAATAGTCATCAATATCTTTTATTTTATATTTTTTTTGTTTTTTATATGCTTCTGAAATAAGTTTATTTATAGGGAAACCTTCTTCTTTTGATATTTTCGTTTTTCTGCATAACGAATATTTAATACCTTGTGATTGCCTTGCTCCTGGGCTTTTACCTTTATTAATTGTTTGATTTTTAAACTTTCCATTATAATTTTGTTTATTATTAACTTCGTCAACCATTTTTTTATAAGTTGTTTCATATTCTTCAATACTTAAATATTGAGGGAATGCTTCATATTTTTTCGGTGGCTTTGTTTTATGTTTTGTGCGTAAAACGTCAATATTAGAATAATATTTATGGTTGTAATATTTATTATTTTTTTTAACAAAGAAATATACAAACTCATAAGAATTATTAAATCTATCTTTTACAGCAGAAGGCATAGTATTAGGTTTATTCCAAATTAAAGTGTTGCGTAAAATCCAACCATTATCATTTAAAGCAATAGCAATTCTTTCAGGAATTAACATTAAACTTTTATTTTTGTATTTATCTCCTATGTTTAAAAATAAACTTCCACTATCTTTTAAAACTCTAAAACAAGATTTACCCCATTCATTTATTTTATTAATAAATTGTTGTACGGAGTTTTCATTACCCCAAGAATTATCATTTTCGTAATCTCTCAATTGAAAATATGGAGGAGATGTAATAATTAGATCAATAGATTTATCATGAAGCGTTCTCATTACTTCTAAACAATCTCCTATGTAAGTGTTTACATTTTTATTAATTTTATGAAGTTCCATTTATATAAATATATTTATTTTTTATTTAATTAATCAAAATATACAATTATCTTATCTTTATTTTCCATAATTTCGTGGGTCATAGCGTCAGCTAAAAATAGCTTTTGTTCTATTCCTCCTTTATCTTCTATTTCAATATATTCACCATAATTAATATCATATCTTTTCTTTCTCCTTGCATTAGATTTTAATAATATTAGGTTGTCTATATCATTATTGATATACATGTAAAAATTAAATGTAATTGTTTTATCTGATTGTTTAAGTACTTCTAATATGTGGCCTTGTTTATCTGTTAGAGGAAAATATAATAATTTAGGCATAGTTATAATTCATATATATTTAACATTTAAAATTAAAGAAAAATAAAAACGAGAAAAGAAGTATTAACATAAGTATATAATAAAGTATAGAAAAAAGAAAAAAGGGCAAAAAATGCCCAAAACGTCAAATCTCGCCCCTATTTTGAGAAAGTCGCCCATGAGAGGCTAAAAAAATTAAATATAAAAAGTTTGTAAAAAAGGGGGCGAAAAATGCCCAAATGGGCAAAAAATGCCCAATTTCACTTTTATACTTATCATTTAGGGATATTTATAATAATTATTTTGTTTATATAAATATATAAAAATGGAAATCTATAACGACGATTGTTTTAATGTTTTTCCAAAAATAAAAGATAAATCAATAGATTTATTTATTTTAGATTTACCCTACGGACAAACTGCCTGCAAATGGGATAGTGAAATAGATTTAGAAAAAATGTGGAAAGCAATAAAACGAATTATGAAACCAAGTGCAGTTATAGTATTTTTTTGTACGGCAAAGTTCGGCTACACATTAATACATAGTAATCCTAAATGGTTTAGATATGATCTTGTATGGGAAAAATCAAGAAAGGTCGGTTTTCTATCTGCGAATAAAATGCCTTTAAGGAAACATGAATTAATGTATGTTTTTAAAAAAGAAGGAGGAACATATAATCCACAAAAAACAGAAGGTAAACCATATAATAAAACTAATACTGGAAATCAATTTAAAGCTGGTGCTTATGGGGACATAGATAGAGCAACATTTAGAGAAGGAGAACAAAATAGAGCTATAAATAAAGGTGAAAGACACCCTCATAGCATTTTACAATTTGCAGAAGACCATGAAAACATTTATATTTTTAAAAAAGAAGGAGGAACATATAATCCACAAAAAACAGAAGGTAAACCATACACACACGCACGTAAAGGGAAAGCCAATTGTGAAGTTTATGATATTAAAAGAATTAAAGGCGAATATAAAGGTGAAAGACACCCTACAACAATATTAAAGTTTAATAATCCAAGTAAATCATTACATAGAACACAAAAACCAACTGATTTATTAGAATGGTTAATTAAATCATATTCTAATGAAGGAGATACAATTATGGATTTTACTATGGGTTCAGGTTCTACTGGTATAGCTTGTATGAATACGAAAAGAAAGTTTATAGGTATTGAATTGGATAAAGATATTTTCACTATTGCAAAAGAAAGATTTAGAGAAAATGAAAATTGCGAGAAAGAGGAAAAAGAAATATAATTATTTTGTTTATATAAATATAAATGGAAGATTTAGCTGAATGTCCTGATTTTCATTATACACCGAAAGATATTGCGAAAGAATTAATAAAAGATATTTCTTTTAATGAGAATGACGAAACACTTGAACCATGTAAAGGTAGAACTAATAATTTTTATGATTTAATACCAGGAAATAAAGACTGGTGTGAAATAGATGAAGGGAGAGATTTTTTTAATTATGATTTTAAAGGAAAAACATTTAGTAAAATAATAACAAACCCACCCTATAAAAGTAATCACGCAAAAGCAGAAGATATAAAGAATATAGGTATGACTTTTATATTTAAATGTTTAGAATATTGTGAAGACGAATGCTGGTTATTATTGAACCATAAGATGTTTAACGGATTAACTCCTTTAAGATTAGGTAAAATGAAAGATATGGGCTTTGAAGTTTCATTTTTAAGAATATTAAATATTAAATGCTGGTATGGAAGGTATTACTGGATATGTTTAAAAAAAAATCATAAGGGTATTTTAACATTTTAATATATCTACAATATTTATATAACTATGGACGAGTTTTTAGATAGTTATGTTGCGAAGAATGGATCTAAAAGTAGCTCCACTAAAACAACATTAAGAACAAGTATTAAAAGATTAGAAAAAATAATAAGATTACCTTTTGAAGAATGGACTAAATCCACATTTAAAAATTATAATGAAATTGTAAATATTTTAATTGAAGATTATTCAGTAAATACAATTATTTTAACTATATTAGCAATTATTCGTTTTTTAGAATATAAAGAAGCAGACGAAAAAGAAATAGATAATTATAAAGGCGTTTTAAATGATTTAGTACAAGAACGCAAAAAAACCGAACATTCGCAAGAAATAACAGCAGAGGAAAAAGCAAACTGGATTACTTATCCTGAATTAAAAAAGCGTGTTGAAAAATTAGGAGAGAATTATTTAAAGCCGATAGGCAAAAAAGCATTTTCAAAAATGCGTAATTTTGTAATATTAGCATTATATAGTTTACAACCACCTACAAGAATAGGAAATTATTTAGATATGAAAATAAGAAATAACTGCAAACGAGATATTAAAAGTTTAAATAAAAAACATAATTACATTTGTAAAGAAGAAGACGGAAAATATAAAATGGTTTTCAATAAATATAAAACAAGTAAATATTTAGGAAAAATAGTTCATGTAATAGAGAATGAAATGCTTAATAAATTACTTGATAAGTACATTACGCAATATGTTAAAGGTGACGTATTATTTACGAACGCAAACGGAAAACCTATAACACAGCCTAATTTTACACAAGCCCAGCAATCCGTAAGTAAAAACTTATTAGGTAAAACTTTAACTACGAATGATTTTAGGCATATATTTTTATCATGGTTTCAATCGCAAAATCCTTCAATTGAAGAAAAAGAAAAAATCGCAACTTTAATAGGACAAACATATAAGCCTTCAAGAATGGAATTATATGCTAAAAAAGACGGGGACGAAATGGTTGTTTAAGACCCCCTAAAAAATAAAACAATTAAAAAAACTACTTAAAGAGAACTTACTAATGATAAGTATAATGAGTATGACTATGGCGAGGATTAACAAAAACGACGTTGATTATTCCGCAATTTCCTATGAAGATATAGGAAATTGTAAAAATGTTAGTAAAGAAGTTATAGAAAAAGAATGGAATAAATTAAAAAAAATAAAGTGTGAAGAAAACAGCAGAGCTTTCTGTGGAAATAAAATTATTTATCATTACCAGTTTAAGAACCTTTTAGAAACACGCAGAGATATAAAGAATTATAGACTACTTCGTGAAATATTTGAAAATGAAGAAGAAAAAAAATATTGGATAGACATGACTATTAAAATGAATAGAAGAACCAAATTAGATTATATTGAAGCTACTGATATTTATGAATGTTATAGACGCTGTAAAGGTGGAGTTGTATGCTTTAAAGCAATTACAACTAAATATTTATGTAATAGGTTCAAAGCAACAAAGGTATTAGATTTTACGGCTGGTTGGGGTGGAAGACTTTTAGGAGCAAGAAGTCTTGGTCTTGAATATACGGGTATTGATACAAACATAAACTTAAAAGAAGCTTATGACGAAATGATAAAATTAGCTGGTGGTAATATGATTTGGAAATCTTGTTTAGACGTGGATTTTTCTAAATTAGATTATGATTTTGTTTTGACTTCTCCACCTTATATTAATTTAGAGATATATGAAAATATGACTTTGTTTGGTAGTAAAGAAAAGTTCTACAAAGAGTTTTTAGACGTTATGATTAAAAGAAGTTTGAAATATATTAAAAATAATGGTTCTGTTTGTATAAATATAAGTGATTACATGTATGCGGACTATATTAAATATGGTGGATTAAAAGCCGTTGAAACTATTGACCTATTGCAACAAATGGGCGGTAAAAAGAACAAAGAAATTATCTATGTATTTAGAAATGAATAAAATGGATTTAGAAGAAATAGAAGATTTAGTAAGTTGGAACTTGTCCTTTAATATTTCAGTAGAAGAAACATTAAAAGATATAAATAGATTAGATTTATTGTACTTATTCAAGGATCATAAATAATTTATTTTTTTTCCTTTGTAACACCCATTTTTGTTAAATCTCCTTGACCTTTCATGGGTTTAGGAGCTTTCTTTTTTGCTGGTGCTTTTTTAGGCATAGTTTTAGGGGCTTGTGGTAATTGTAATTTAACTTTTTCTGCTTTTGCGGAAGAAAACATTAATTCTCCGTCTTTAACGGAAACCTTAACGTCATTATCTACGTCCTTATTATGTTTGCGTATAGCTTTTTTAATTTCTGCGAGAGTGTGAGAAGACATAATTATTATATTTTATAATAACATTTTAATTTTAAAAAACTTTTTAAGACCCCTAAAAATTAAAATAATTTAAAAAAGGACTTAAAGATAATCTATACTTATTATATAACAAGGTAGATATGGCGGACTTTAAAGCTCTTTCAGTTTATACTAAACACGACGACTACTATACAGCTCCTTCAAGCTGGAATATGATAGAGCCTTATATTAAAGCAAAGGGTTTTAAAAGGGTTTATGAAGCATGTATGCTAAACTCTACATTATCTAAATCTCCGCAATACTGGAAAGATAAAGGCTATGAAGTAATTTTTAATCATAACTGGAACTTTTTAGAACATGAAGAACCAAAAGAAAATTATGATTGTATTATAACAAATCCGCCTTTTGATTTAGATATTAAATTACCAATTTTGAAAAAATTAGTACAATTAGATAAACCATTTTGTATTATTATGAATGTTTGCAATGTATTTGCTAAATATTTTAATGATTTATTTAAAGATAAACAAGAACATTTAGAGTTTATTTATCCACGAGGTAAAATATTATTTGAAAAAATGGTAAATGGTAAAATGGAAGGAAAAATTAAACAACCTTCTTTTTATTGCGTATTTGTTTGTTATAAAATGGATTTAGGTATAAAAATGCTCTAAATATTATTATATGGTGGTGCTGAAACTATTGGCTTATATTCTAATTTATCTAATAAAGATTTTCTTCCATTATCCAGTATCCAGTTTCGTATTTTTAAGCACTCCTTACAAAAGAAAGGCTTTTTATTGGATTTTTCGCTAATATTAGAACAAAAACAACAAGTATATTTTTTCTTTTTCTTTAATACCATATTTATACAATATGTAAATATGTTATTCTTCGCTTTCAATATCTTCTAAAACAAGAACCGCATAATCTTCGCCTTTATGCAAAGGACAACTCATAATAATATTTTCTGTTAATTGTGAATATCTTGACCTTAATGTTTCTAATAGTGGAGTTAATGGATTTGGTGTATCAGGATCTACAATTTCCTCCACAAGTTCGTCTAAAAGTTTTATGTACGCATAACAGCTTACTATTTCTTTTTTTAAGTCTAACATGTGAGTTTTCAATAACTTAATTATTTTATCTTGGCGTTCATATATTTCTTTTGATTGTTCTGCAAGTTCTAAATATTGCTGTTCGGTGATTGTTTTACTTTCTTTTTCTTTTTCAGGCATTTATAATAATAATATATTAAACTTCTTCTATTTTACCCTTTTGTGGAGATTCAATTGTAAAATTAATTATAGATTGTGTTAATTCTTCGGCTGGTCTATCGGTTCTCATATTAATAATTCTAACTCTCAATTGGTTCGTTCTTATATCTTGGTTTCTCATAGAATTAGGACTTTGAAAATTAGGTTCATAATTACAAGAAATAAAATTATCGTCTTTATTGGTTTGTGAAAAAGCATTTACGAAGGGGCTTGGTACATTAGCAATAATCGCTTGTGTATAACCACCATCCGCTAAATCTTCTTTATTCTTCCATGAAGAAATAGGCAATTCGTCAATCATAACGCTATAATTATCATTTAAATAGTCTAAACTTAATTGCTGATCTACATAAAGATTAACTCTATTTACTTTCATAGCGTCGCATACATTAGGAAATAGAGGGCCGAGTGTGCCGTCTGTGTCTAAATATTTCGCTAATTGTGGGCTTACTTGTATTGTATAGGTGTTTATAATTGCCCGTGTTTCGGTTGCTGTATCCGTTGATTTATCAAAAGGGGTAAAAATACATTTTTCAAAGCCTTCCCCTTGTACTTGGGCGGAAAGACCTATTTTTAAAGGTATACCGCTATTTGCTTGATTTGCGTTTACTGGTGGATTGTATGTATTAAAAAAACCATAACTAAAATATGAATTGTCTTGTTTACTATCATATATTTCTGTTAAGGGTTCTTCTTCTGCGTCTTTGTGATCGTAAGCAAATACTTTATAATAAAGTCTTATATCTTGGCTTGTAAAATCAGTATTAACTGGTGTATATGTTTGCACTACAAGTTTAGCAGGCATATCTAACGTGTTGTAAACTGTACTCAAATTGATTTTTGTTACTTTCTTTTTACTTACAAAATTAGTATTAAAATTAAAATCTTTTAAAAGGTCAGAAGTGGACGCTGCAGTTTCTCTTGCTTGAAATATATTTAAATTAACAACAGAGGAAGTTTTTTTTACTTCAAAAATTACGAATGCTCTTGGAACGTAAGAACTATCAGGAGTTCCTGTTGGTGGGGTAAGAGGTAAATTAGTTCCGCCTATGTAATTAGCACCACCACCTTTTAAAGCTGTATATTCAGGACTATATAAAAACATACATACGCCTCCTTGTAAATCAAACATGTTTACATTTGTTTCAAGTTGAATTATATTACTATTTCTTACGTCGTCTTCACAAGGTACAGCAAGATGCCAGTAATGAAGAGAAGAACCAGCATAAGCGTCGTAAATTGCTGGGCTTGCTGTTACGGAAGTTTTTGTATATTCTGCGTCGCCAGTTTGCCCGAACCCTACTTGGTCTGTGGGGTCAAATACTAAATCAACTGTATTAAAATTACTTCCTCCGCCTTCTTGTAAAAAATAGCCTAATGAAATACGTGTTCTATCCGCAATATCAGGAAGCGGAATATTACTATTGTAATAATATAATTGTTTTATAGGTAATAAAGCAATTCCGTTAAGTGCTTCGGTTATTGCGTTCTGAAACTTTGTAAAATCATAAGTTCCCGCTTTTATACTTACTCTTGCGGTGGTAGGATCTATTTTATTTGCGTTAAATGTTGTTGGGTTAAACTTGGGGTATAAATCCGTAGAGCTTACACGTATCTCTTGGTCTTCCGTAAGATTAACTGCATTTTGTTTTGTAAATTGTGCGAAGTTTAAATATGCTTTACTATTTGCTGGAATGACTATATCTTCTCTAAATCTTGTAACATAGTCGTAGCCTTGCGAACTTGGAGAAATTAAATTAAAGTTCATGTTTATAAACTAATTATAGAAAATAAAAAAATGGAAATAAAAAATATCCGTTATTTTATTAAAAAATATACGAGTGATAAGTATTATAATATATAATATAATAAGGAAAATGATATAAAAAGGGCAAAAACCCCTTAAATATACTAATATATATTAAATAATAGTTATATAAATAGACTTAAACTTATATAAAATATTTTATATAAGTCTTTATATACTAATATAAGTAAAATATTAAAAAAAAGAGTATATATAAGTATTTAAATACCTTAAAGAACCTCATTATTATACTTTTTATATTGTTTTTTATTATATTTATCATTATTCTTATTGAGTTTCATATCCTTCGTCTTCGGTTGTTTCATTTTCACTTGAAGAACAGCTTTCACAAATGCTTTCACCACCTTCATTTAAAAAATTATTATTATGAGGACATACAGCTTCTTCATTACAATCCGCACAATAAACATAACAGCAAGAGCCATAAAGACGACCTTCAATATTTTCCATGTCCTCAACATTACACATTTCATTACAATTAAAACAATAATCATATTGTTCTTCTGCTTCTGTATCAGTTGCGTAATTCATATTATCCGTCATAGTCATACTCATTATACTTATCATTAGTAAGTTCTCTTTAAGTAGTTTTTTTAATTAATTATTACATGAGGGGTCTTAAACCCTTTAAGGATACGAATAATATAAATTGTTTAGAAAAGGACTTAAAGATTACTCAATTATTAGAGGTGTAGCGAGTAGTATGTCTGTGGCTGGTAAATACGTATTCTTAAAGCGTTCTCCGTTTAATCGTTATGATTGTAACTTAAATCATGGATTTTACGAAGAAAAATATATAATTTCTTTTGAAAAATATAAGAAATGCATTAACTATATTAATGAATTATATAACTTTGATTTTCAAGAGCAATATTTTAAAGATATAAATAAACTAAAAGAATATTATTATAAAAACAATAGCGTTCCAGCTATTTTAATTGTTTCTAATAATCCACAAATAGATAAATATTCTTATGTTCCTTTAAAAACAAAATGTATTTGTGGAAAGAACTTACAACAAAAAAATACCATGTCGCATTTTAATCATAAATGTAAAATTAATAAAATTAAAAATGAAATAAAAAAATTAATAGAAAAATATGGTGAGGTTGTAAAAAAGTTTGATTATGAAATATACGAGTATAAAGAAGAGGATTTTACAGAATACAATATTGAAAATATTAATAAATTAAAAAGACACGACAACTTTATTAAAAGTTATTATAATTTAATTTGTGATTATAAAGAATTATTAAAAGGTTTACAAGATAATTATACTAAAAAAGAATTAAATACCGCAATTGCTTCATTTAAAAAACATTATTATTTGGATTTTGACGTTAAAAATTATGATTATGAATTATTTTTAGATACAATAATAGATTGTGAAAGCTTCCTTTGTAAAGTTAAAAACCATATCGTAAAAGATATAAAAAATAAAATTAAAGAAATAAAAGAAAATATTAATTTTTTTGTAAAAGAATGTGAATGTAATATTTGTTTAGATACGAAAAAATGCAGAGAAGTAGATTGTTGTAATAAACCGATTTGTGAAGATTGTGAAACTGGAATAAAAGATACACAATCACAATCTCAAAAATGTCCTTATTGTAGAAATACAAACTGGTAAATAAATAAAAAACACATATTAATATTTTTTATTAATTATATTTAGTTATTATAAAATGGAAACTAAATATAAGTTTAAAACGATTCGCAAATCTTCCACAACTGGAAAAAAATACGAAGCCATATTTATTAATAGAAAAACAGGACAACAAAGAAAAATTGCGTTTGGTTCTGCTGGTATGAGTGATTTTACGAAACATAAAGACCCTGAAAGAAAAAAGAGGTACATATCTCGCCATGAAAAAAGAGAAAACTGGACTGATTCAGGTATTCTTACCGCTGGTTGGTGGAGTCGTTGGTTGCTTTGGTCTGAACCTTCTTTAACAGCAGCTAAACAATTAGTTAAAGATAAATTAAAATCGGCAGGTTATTTATAATAGTTATGCCTCCTAAAATACAAGATAAATATACAAAAGGAGTAAATAAAAAAGAAAGAGAAAAGGAATTAAAAACACGTAAAGAAAGCAAAAAACCTATTAAGGATCTATTCCCTAAAAAAACCGATAAACAAGCAATTAAAAAAGGATTAATTAAACCTTCCAGCTATACCACAAGATTTAATAAAGAATATCCTGATTTAAAGTTTGATAAAAAAGTATTTAGTCGTAAGTTTAAAATACCATTAAAAGATTTAGACGAGGTTTACGATAAAGGGTTGGCTGCGTGGAAATCCGCAGGATCTCGTCCTGGCGTTCCTGCGATTGCTTGGGCTCGTGCCCGTGTCTATAAGTTTATCCTCATAGAAGAGGGTAAAATTAAAAAGAAAAAAAATGACCCTGATAATAGTTTGCATAAAAAGGTCTAATTATTTTGTTCTTGTCCTATCTGAACTCTACAATTTGATTTACAACACAAAGCACAACTAATTTTGAGATACAAGGCTTTCAATAGCTCCTTTATCTTTTTCCACATGTTCTATATTATTACTTGCTTTTTTTTCTTTTTGTTGCTTTACTAATTCTATGTGTTTTTTAGTATTATTATGGCGTGTTCTGTTTTTTTTAGAAACAAGCTGACCGCAATCACACATTACTCTTAATTGGTCGTAATATTTACAATATTCTTTTTTGGTGCGTCCTGGAATAGTCATATTTACACATTTGGGCGTGTTTTCAATATAATACCTTTCTCTTTGGTATAATTCAGCCATAGAATTAACATAACTGCAATCTTCTACCATTTCTATTTTAAAATCATTATTTTCCATTACTTTCGCAGAAGTTACATTTTTTTTAGGCAAATGTTTAGCTTGGTATTTATGCTGGGCTTTTCTTAAACATAAAAGTCTTGATCTCGTAGAACCTATATAAACCCTACCAGTTTTATTACATTCCATTTTATAGATTTTGGCGTATTTAAACATTTCACTCATATTTTTATATAATAAGCATAGAAAAAAATATAAATTATTTAAACGCACTCCTCCTTTTTTTCTAAATATCTTTTTCTGTAATTTCTTCTTTTTGTGGTTCTTGATCTTCTTTTTCAAGTTTATCCATTTCGTCTTTATAGCTCCATAATACTTCGTTGTGGTTTCTTCTTGCTTCCATCGTATGCACGTTTAAAAATAAGAAATCATGGGGCTTACGCCGTGCCTTTCTGTGTAATTCTAAAAATGCTTTTTCACTACCACCGAAAAAACCATAAGCTTCTGCAATTTTCTTTAATTCTTTATCTGTGTAACTTCCGCAAATATAAATACCTGACGCTTGATTTCTTAAAATTGGTGTAATATGCTTAAAGTATTGTACGCAAATACAAATACTTAATTTACCTTCTTTTTCACCATTTCCTATATGTCTATATAATGTGCTTAAACTTGTAATCTTGTCTGCTTTTCCTCTTCGGCTTCCAGCATTCGTTCCTACAATATCGTCAAATAAAATTAAGTATTTATCGTCACTTTCATCTTTTTCAATCATTTCAATTAATTCATCTACTAAATCATCATTATATTCAGTAAACACATAATCAAAATCTTTTATTAAATGTTGATTCATAGCGTCATTATAAGCACTTGGAGAAACAAGGATTTTGCAGTCAAAATCTTTATGATACATATTATCATTTAAATATAATGAACTTGCTAAAACACTTTTTCCAGCTTTTACTCTGCCGTTAATAATAATTAAATGTGGAACATTACATAATGGATATTTATCGGTTTCATTTAATTTAGAAGTATCAATATTTAGAGGATAAATATTTAAATCCTTTTTGGGTAGATCACCATATTTTTCAATTTTGTTCTTCATATCTATATTATATTTTATTATTATTTATTCTTTTGTTTATTTACAAATGTATTTAATTTCGTAATATCATTTATCATTTTTTCTTTTACGGCTTCAATATCTTCATATTGATTTAGTTTAATATTAGCAAAATATTTTTTTACATGTCTAAATGTTGCTTTGTCTTCTATTTTATCTAATGTTTCATATTTCATTTCATTAAACTTACTTTTGAATAATTTAAACTCTGCGGAGTTTTTATCGTGAACTGCAAGTTCTTTTTTATGGTCTTCTTTCATTTCTGCGACTTGTAATTTAACTTTATTTTGTTCTTTTAATTGTTGTTTTTTACTTTTACGACCTTCTTTAATTTCTTTTACCATATCCTTCTCTGCTTGTTTATTTTGTTTTTCTAAAAGTTTCTGTTTGCGTTTCTCTCTACCACGTGCTAATGCTTGAAGTTGTTTTTCGGTTAGTTTTCTTTTAGGTTTTTTATTTTCTTCTGTTTTAGGTTTAACAAAAATCTCGTCTTCCATTTTGTTTATATAAATGTATTATAAAAAAATTATTATTAAAAAAAATAAATATAAACAAATATTATAAACATGTCGTATTTTGATAGATTAGAAGCTCTAAAAAACTCTATTGTAGAGAAAAATAATAATTTACAAGCCTACGCTAATGAAGCCTCGCAAAATGCCGAAGATACTATTAAAGCAAAAGTTCAAGATGTAGCGGAAAAATTGGAAGCCGTTGGAGGAACTGGTTTTGCCATCATTAGATCAGGTAAAGCAGTTAAAAAACTTTATGATAAATATAAGAAAAAACGTGAAGGAAAATCAGAAGAAGAAACAAATGAAGAACCTAATACCGAAGAACAAGATAATACTGGGGATAGTACATTAGAACAACAAGGCGAAGGAACACCTACAAGCGAAGCCGCACAATCTACAACTGAAAACCCACAGGGAGCTATGGAAGGGGAAGGAGAAGAAGCATTAGGTCCAGTAGAAAACGAACAAGTCTATATTGATAATAGTGACCCTTTTGAGGGTGCTTTTGATAGGGACGTTCAAGTAGGCGGAGAATGGGAAGCCGACCCCGAAGATTTAGCAGAAGGTATTGAGCGTCCTGTTGAAGTAGATTTAAATGACCCCGCACAAGTTCAACAACCCGAAGCAACTAATCCAGCCGAACCCGAAGCCGAACCTGAAAGCGTTACTGACGAAGCCCCAGCTATGGGCGAAGAAGCGGAAGCCGAAGGACCAGGAGAAACACTTGGAGAAGTGGCTGCACCTTATAATCCAGTAGCACCAGGCACAAGTGTAGAAATGGAAGACGCTTCTAATTTTGGAGCAAGACAAGGTACAGCTACATTAAGCCAAGGAGAGCTTGGAGAAACTACTACACAACAGAGTATCATGGATGCGAACCCTGAAAGTTTAGGTGAAACCATGAGCGGATTGTCTACGGACGCTGGTGAAGCCGCAAGTTCAGTAACAGACGTTTTAAGTTCAGCTGCAAGTTCAGCAGCAGACGCTTTAACTGGTGGAGCTGGTGCTTTGGCTGGGGATGCAGCAGGGGGGCTAATGTCGGCATTAGGAATAGGTGACGCTGTTTTAGATGCAGTACCAGTTCTAGGCGAAGTAGCCCTCGTTGCTACGGCTATTGCTGGATTTTTTGAAAGTCTATTCGGTGTTGGTTCTTCACCCGATCAAGCAATAGAAGGTAAGAGTGGATTTGACGTAAATAGTTTAGTGCAACAAGCAGCCAGTTCCTTACAAGTTTAATAATTATATTATAAGTATCATATATTTAGCAATACGTCATTTTTGGCCCATTTCGTCATTTTTGGCCCCCTTTTTTAGAAACTTTTTATTTTTAATTTTTGAGCCCTCTCATGGAGGACTTTTTGAAAATAGGGGCGAGATTTGACGTATTGGGCCATTTTTGACGTTTTTTATTTTTATCTATATTTTTAAATACTTTATATAATACTTTAAGAACTACTTAAAATATTATAATTAAAAAAACCACTTAAAGATAATTATTATATTAGTAGTATATATAGAAGTATGTCGTCGCTAAAAGTTGCTGAAAAAAACTCTATCGTTAAAGAAATGGATATTTGTGAATATCTTGATAATAAAGGAATTAAATGGTTTCCTCTTGATCTTGAAATTAAATGGAATGAAGAAAAAAAGAAACACATTAAAACCCCTAAATATTCAAGTATTTATAAAGCCATGCCGAAATCAGATGATTTTAAAAAGGTTGACTTGCAAAAAATAAAACACAGACAACAATTTAGAGATTTTCATAGTCATATTGCTATTGATTTAGCAGATTTTAAACATATTGATATTGACTTTACAGAAGACAAATATAACAATAAACAATATGACGAAAAGACATTAACGTTTGTTGAAATGTGTAAAAAGAATTATCCATATTATAAAAGTGCTACGAAATTACATGGAAAGCATTTTTTCTTTTCTACCGATTATGATTTTGGTAAAGACAGAGAAGACAATTTAATTTATGAAGATATTGAGTTTTTATGCGAGGGTTGGTCTTGGTGTCCGCAAGACGCAAAAATCCATAACGCAGAAAAAAATGATTTACAAGTAAAAAAAGAAATAATAGAACAAATTATAAATAAAAATAAAAAAGTAACAAAAACAATTAAAAGAAAGAAACGCACCCCTTCTACTGAAACGCAACCGCAAGAATTACAACAAAAACCGAATTACGAAAACGAAGATTTAAAAGAAATAGAAGATATGGCTGAATTAATAGATATTGATTATTTAGATAGTTATAATACTTGGACTAAAATTATATGGTCTTTAAAAAATTATGAAGGTTATGACCTTATAGATTTAGCGAAATATATATCCGCAAAATCAGCTAAATATGACGAACATGTTTTTCTTGAATTATGGAATAATGCTAAAAGTGGTAATAGCATAGGAACACTATTTTATTATGCTAAATTATCTAATGAAGAAGAATATAACACTATAAGATTGCGTAAATTAAAAGGCATTAATACACAATTTATAAATTGCGACGATACATTAGCAGAATTATTTTTAAAAGGTAATGAGGGTAATTTCGTTTTAATCGGTGAAAAACAACAGCTTTATACATTTTATAATAAACGCTGGTATGAAGATTTTGGAAAAGGCAAACTCGGTAATATGATTACAAAAGATTTAAGAAAAATGTTTACTTTACAATTAAGTAAATTATTTTTGGAACAATCAGAATTAAAAAGAAAAATGGCGGAAGTAAGTGAAGCAGAGCAGAAATTATTAGAAGTAGAAGAAGAAAGATTAAAAAAACAAATTGAGTTATTTAATGGTTTAATTAGTCAAGTTCTTACAGCTAATAAAATAGATAAAATTATTAAGCAAGTTGTACGGCAATTATCGGTTATTGATTTTTCAAATGTAGAGTTTGATAAAAACCCATATTTGTTTTGTTTTAAAAATAAAATCTATGATCTTAAAACTCATAATTGGGTAGAAGTAAATAGAGAGGATTATGTTCTAACATATTTAAATTATGATTATGAAGATTGTAACGACGAAGAAGTGAAAGAAATAGATAATTTATTTATTCAATTAATACCGAATGAAAATATTAGAAATAACTTTATTCATTATTTAGCAACATGTTTATATCAAATCTATATTGAAAAGTTTGTTCTTATGAATGGTTCAGGTAGAAACGGCAAAGGAGTTATTACTGAATTAATGATGTCGTTATTAGTTGTAGGTATATACGGATATTATGGTTCAAGTTCTACATTATTAGCTCCTTTAAAAACTGGTGCTGTGCCTGAATTAGCAAATATGCATAAAAAAAGATTAATTGTATGGCGTGAGCCCGAAGCAGAAAAAGCAAGTTTAAATATTTCTACAATTAAAGAAATTACTGGTGGAGATCGTATTAATGCTCGTGGATTATACAAAGGAAACACAGACACAATTTTAAGCGGAACTTACATTATGGAATGTAATGATAGACCTTTAATTAACGGCAAACTGGACGAAGCTGCTGCCGAACGCTGGGTAGATATTTTATTTCCTTCATTTTTTACCACAAAAAAAGAACTATATGAAAATAATGAATTAAATAATGTTTATAAAGCAAATAAATATTATAAATCGCAAGAGTTCAAAGATAAGGGCAAGTTTGCTTTATTTAGATTTTTAATTAACTGGATTAAGAAATATGAAGAAGAAAATGAAAAATCGGTTTGTGAAGCTTTTGCCGATTGTGAAGAAGTAAAAGAAAGAACAAGTAAATATATTGAAACTTGTGATGAAAAATATGAATGGTTTATTACTGGATATGAAAAAGGCGAAGATAAAGATTTCGTTCATGTTAAAGAAGTTTATGAAAGATTTAAGAATAGCGAAATATGGGAAAATATGACTAAAAAAGAAAAACGCAAAAACACATATAAAGTATTTTGTGATTACTTGCAACAATCAGTTAATTTTAAGATTTATTATAAAGATAGACATAAGGAACATAGAAGGGTATTATTAACATTTAAGGAAAAAGAAGTTAAATCATTTTTAGACGAAAGTGAAGACGAAATAATAGAAGATATTTAAGATTATGATCTTTTTACTTTTTAATATAATAAAAAATATTATAGTTATTTATTGTATAATTCAAGATGTCGCATGCTTTAATGTTAGGTACAACCTCGGCTGGTGAAGTAGAAAAAGTTTTAGTTTCTTCAAGTGGTAAGCTTGAAGTTGACGCTACTATTACAGGAGGAGGGGACGCAACGGCTGCAAACCAAGTCACTATGATAGGGCATTTATCTACAATTGAAGGGGATACTACAAGTTTAGACGCAAAAGTCGTAGCTTGTGATACAACTGGAAAAGCAACGCTTTCAGAACAACAAAGTCAAACAACTCAATTAACTACAATCGCAGGAGATACTACAAGTTTAGACGCAAAAGTCGTAGCTTGTGATACAACAGGCAAAGCAACTTTAACAGAACAACAAAGTCAAACAACTCAATTAACTACAATTGCGGGGGACACTACAAGTTTAGACGCAAAAGTCGTAGCTTGTGATACAACTGGAAAAGCTACACTTACAGAACAACAAGCTCAAACTGCATTATTAACAACTATTCAAGGGGATACGACTTCTCTTGATTCAAAAGTAACAGCATGTAATACTGGGGCTGTTGTTGTTTCAAGTGGATCTATTACAGAAACTAATTCAGGTGCTATTGCTACAAGTGTAGCTAAAATTAGTCAAGGCTACGACGCTACTATTGTGAGTGGTGGTTCAGGTCTTCAACAAAACCTCGTTTATGGTCTTGATAGTAATACTGGCGATTTAGACGCTATTAAAGTAAATGCTAATGGTAATTTACTCGTAAATGTGGACGAACGCACAAAGGAAACAACAAGCGGACAATTATGGACGGCTCAAAGTATAGGGGCTGGTGCTTCGGCTCAAACTGCTTCTATTGATATGCAAAACCATAGATACGTAAGCGTATATGGGGACACAACAAGCACATTAGGGGACAATTTTTCAATAGAGTTCTCTGACGATAATACAAACTGGTATAAAAGCGACCAATCCTATATTTACCCTGATTTGAATGGAGTTTTCGCTCACACAATCACAGAACAAATTATAGTAAGATATATAAGATTTAGTACAACTAATAACGACGCTTCGGCTCACACATATAATCTTAAATATTCAATTATGCAAAATTAAAATACTTTTTAGAAACCAAGATTTTAATTATTTTATTTTTTATTTTAAAAAAAATAATATAGTAATTTATATTATAAAAGAATGACTGATAAAATCGTAAACTCTCAAAACTCCTCGTATG